GAACCATTTCCTCTTAGATTTGAGGATGAGGTTTATAAGTATGTAGACCCTGTGGCTCTATGGGATATGATAATGCGTTCCACGTGGGATTACGCAGAGCCAGGAATCCTATTTATAGATACCATTAACGACTATAATAATTTGCAGTATTGTGAGCGTATTGCAGCCACCAATCCGTGTGGGGAACAACCTCTGCCACCATACGGTGCTTGTCTATTAGGTTCATTTAATCTTGTTAAATACCTAAGACCCAAAAGAAATGGCTGGGAATTTGATTACGAACTTTTCAAACATGATATTCCTATTGTTGTCCGAGCTATGGACAATGTTGTAGACCGCACAATTTATCCGCTTGAGAAGCAAAAAGAAGAAGCTGAAAGCAAACGGAGAATGGGTCTTGGCATTACAGGATTGGCTAATGCAGCAGAAATGTGCGGTTATTCTTATGCATCCCAAGAGTTTCTAAACTTTGCCGAAGAAGTATTAACTACGCTGAGAGATTGTTCTTATGCAGCCAGTTCAGATTTAGCATTAGAGAAAGGTAGTTTTCCTTTGTTTGATGCCATGCACTACATGCAATCAAAGTTTATCAAAACGCTTCCTGAATGGGTGCAAGGTAAAATCAGAAACCAAGGCATACGAAACTCTCACCTTACATCGATTGCACCAACTGGAACGATTAGCCTTGTAGCTGACAATGTTTCATCAGGCATCGAGCCACCCTTTATGTTGTACTATGACCGTTCAATAGAACAGTTTGATGGAACTCATGTTGAACGGGTTGAAGACTATGCGTATCGCAAAGGTGTATCTGGTCGAACAGCCAATGAAATATCAGGACAAGAACACTTAGAAGTTCTGGCACTTGCAGCAAATTATGTTGATAGTGCCGTTTCTAAAACCTGTAATATTGGTGATGACGTACCTTATGAGGACTTTAAAACCCTTTATTACGATGCGTGGAAATTAGGTTGCAAAGGTATCACAACCTTTCGAGCAGCAGGAAAACGCTACGGTGTTTTAAACAAACCTAAAGAAGAAGAGCCTCAAGCGGAGGCTTGTTATATTGACCCAGATACAGGTCAGAAAACTTGTGAATAAAAAAGTTGCATAATGATACTTTCAACCTATCATTTACCTAACGTAAACTTATCTCCTCCCAAAGAGACAAGGTGCGTTACTTTTTAAGCCCCATAGCTTTATAGCCGTGGGGCTTTTTTTATTTTCAAAACCTGTACTATAGAGGATTTTTACAAATGTTACCTTTAATTCCAAAGGATTTACTAGACGAACTTAACCGAAGGTTCCCCAATCAATCACCACAGAAAGGTGAATCTCACCAAGACTTAATTTGGCGTGGTGGCCAGCATTCGGTTATTGAATTTTTAAATACAATTTTTGAGGAACAAGAAGCCTCAAGGATAGGAGAATAACCAATGTGCTTTTTTAGCTCACCTAAAGCACCTGAACCACCTGCCCCAGCACCAGCACCTACTGCACAAGAGGTTGCAACTGCTGGAAACCGTGCACCTGTGCTACAAAATCAATATGACCCGTCTTCACCTGAAAGTGGTGTAGCCGCTGAAAAAGGTTCTGCAATGAATAGAGCCAAAGGCACGTCACAGTTACGTGTCGATTTAGACCCAACACTTGCTAACGTAGGCAAACAAACGGGCTTACAAATAAACAAATGAGGCATTGAATGAGTATGGGTACTGCAGAGGCCCGTTACCGTTCTTTAGAAACCTTCAGACAATCCTTTTTAGACAGAGCAAGAGATTGCTCAGAACTCACAATACCGTCACTCATTCCACCTGACATCCACAACGCAACATCTGATTTATATCAGCCGTTTCAGGGTATCGGTGCGAGAGGCGTTAACAATTTAGCATCAAAACTTTCATTAGCATTGATGCCACCTAACTCACCATTCTTTCGTTTTATGGTCGAACCCTATTCTCTCAGAGAACTGGCAGATGACCCACAAGCACGAACTGCAGTGGAACAGCAGCTAGGTGAATATGAACGTGCTGTGATGTCTGAAATTGAAACGTCAGGTGATAGAGTAGCGGTCCACGAGGCACTCAAACATTTAATCGTTGGTGGCAATGTATTATTACATATTGGCCCAGAACGAACACGTGTCATCCACTTAGATAGCTATGTGGTAAACCGTGAACCAAATGGCGAAGTATTAGAAATTGTTGTTGTTGAACACGTTTCACCAAATGCTTTAGACAAAGCGACAGCAGCAAAAATACAGGGTAAACTAGAAGGCGATGAAAAAACGCTGGAAGTCTACACCCACATTGAGCGCAAAAATGAAGTCTTTCAGGTTTACCAAGAAGTCAAAGGCGAAGTAGTTGCTGGCTCAAAAGGTAAATATCGTGCTGATGCCGTTCCTTTCTTACCTCTTCGATTTAGTCGAATAGATGGTGAAGACTATGGACGTGGGTTTGTTGAAGAACTTCTAGGAGACTTACGGTCACTTGAAGGCTTATCACAAGCTATCGTAGAAGGTTCAGCCGCTGCAGCCAAAGTGCTGTTTATGGTTAATCCAAACGGAACAACCAGAATGCGAAGCATCGCACAGGCAGAAAATACAGCCATCATTGAAGGCAATGCCACTGATGTTTCTGTTTTGCAGATGAACAAATTCAATGACTATCGTGTTGCTTATCAAGCCATGCAGGGAATTGAAGAACGTCTAGCGCAGCAGTTTATGCTGCAGAGTTCAGTTCAGCGAAACGGTGAACGAGTTACTGCTGAAGAAATACGATACTTGGCTAGTGAACTTGAAGACACTCTTTCAGGTATTTACTCAATACTTAGCCAAGAGTTTCAACTGCCTTATGTGAACAGAAAAATAGATGTTCTGACCAAGGCAAAGAAGCTGCCTAAATTACCAGAAAACATTGTGAAACCTACAATCGTTACAGGTATGGAGGCATTAGGCCGAGGACACGATTTAAGAAAACTCGACCTATTTATCCAAGGAATGACACAGGCTCTAGGACCAGATGTTCTACAGCAATACGTCAATCTCCAAGATTATATCAAAAGACGTGCAACTGCTCTGGGTATTGAGACTGAAGGTCTTATTAAAACTGAAGAGCAAATCGCACAGAAAATGCAGAAGATGCAACAGCAACAAGTGGCAATGCAAGCAGGTCCAAATGCGGTTCAAGAAGGCGTCAAAGCATTAGGAAATTCATATGTCGAACAACAAAGACAAGCAGCCAGCGAAGAAAGCTGAGACTGAAAAACCAAAATTGGCGACCCCTGCTGTTGTTAGCAGCCGCCCCAGCGTTAAGAGAGAAGACCACTAAATATGGCAGAGACAATAACCATAACTCAACCTGAAACTGGCCCTGAAGCACCCCAAGAGGAAGCGCAGGATAACCAATCAGAAAGACCAGAATGGTTACCTGAGAAGTTTAAATCGCCAGAAGATTTAGCAAAATCATATTCAGAATTAGAAAAGAAACTATCACAACCAACCGATAGTGAACCTGAACAAGAAGCAGAGGCTGGCGAAACAGAACAGTCACCTGCCCCTCAGTTTGACAAATTTGCAGAAGAATTTGCCAGTAGCGGTGAATTATCAGCCGATAGTTTTACTGAATTAGAAAATATGGGTTACCCGAAAGAAATGGTGGAAACCTATATTCAAGGCTTACAGGCTACGCAGACAGCAGATGCAAATGCTGTAATGGACGTGGCTGGCGGTCAAGAAGGTTATCAAGAGCTAACCGCTTGGGCCAAAGAGAATATGGATGCATCCGAACTGAATGTTTACAATCAAATGGTCGAAAGCAATACGGACAACGCAAAAGTGGCCGTAGAGTGGCTAATGGCCAGACGTGAAGCATCAGGCGGTGTAGAGCCAAACCTACTCTCAGGGAAGACTACAGGCTCTCCAAGAGAAGAATTTCGCTCAACTGCAGAAGTTGTAGCGGCAATGAAAGACCCCCGTTATCAAGATGACCCAGCATTTCGCAGAGATGTGGAAGAAAAGCTAGCAAGGTCATCCGTATTTTAAGGAGAATATCATGCCAATGGGTAAAGGAACTTACGGCTCCAAAAAAGGCCGTCCACCAAAAAAGAAAAAAGGTATGAAGTAAATGTCACGAGGACTTTATGCCAACATACACGCCAAGCGTAAAAGAATTAAGGCTGGCTCTGGAGAGAAGATGCGAAAAGCTGGTTCTAAAGGAGCACCTACAGCCGCACAATTTAGACGTGCAAAAAAGACAGCACGTAAAAGAACTTAGGGTCAACGTCCTGCCTTTTTAGGCAGACCGACATTCCAATGAACACATAGGCCAGATGCGTCTGACAACCGATGCCAGTAAGACCGAAAGTCATTTCCCACAATTAACTTAGGATTAATAACTATGACAAACGCAACTCCGTCACGTTTGGGTATCGTTAATGGCGCATCACCATCCAACTTTGCAGCAGACAATGCTCTGTTTCTTAAAGTCTTTGCTGGTGAAGTCTTAACGGCCTTTGACGAAAATAATGTGATGAAAGATTTGCACACGATGCGAACCATTTCATCAGGTAAGTCAGCACAATTTCCAGTAACTGCGAAAGCAAATGCTGCTTATCATACGCCAGGAACACCACTTCTGGGCACACAAACAATCAATCATAATGAAGTTGTTATCAACATCGATGACTTACTTATTGCAGACACATTTATTGCAAACATTGATGAAGCTAAAAATCATTATGATGTTCGTGCAGAATACTCACGCTTGCTGGGTATGGCATTGGCAAAACAATTCGACACGCAAACAATGCAGGTCGGTGTTTTAGCAGCCCGTGCTTCAGCCACAGTAACAGGTGGAAACGGTGGTTCTACAATCACAACTGGCGCAGGTTCAGGTGCTATTACAGGCGCAGAACTAGCCGCAGCTATCTTTGGCGCAGCGGAAGCTATGGACGAAAAAGACGTTCCAGAGAATGACCGTGTAGCCATCGTAAAACCAGAAGAATACTACAAGCTCGTCCAAACTACTGATGTAATCAACAGAGATTGGGGCGGCAGTGGTGTATATGCTGATGGTACTGTTCTACGTGTCGCTGGGGTACAGATTGTTAAATCAAATAATCTACCTACCACCAATATTGCATCTGCAACATCTGGAACAAACAATACATATCACGGTGACTTCACTAACGTGAAAGCACTTGTAATGCAGAAAAGCGCAATCGGCACTGTGAAGCTGATGGACTTAGCTGTTGAGCAAACATCAGGTGACTTTGAGATTATGTATCAAGGTACATTGATGGCTGCAAAATACGCTATGGGTCACGGCATTCTACGTCCTGACTGTGCAGTCGAAATTAAAGCGACAGCATAATTTACTTTGGGTCAGTCCATCGGGCTGGCCCTTTTTTTTATTTTTGAGGACTCAATATGGGAAGAACAGCAGCCGATAGAAAATATGCAAACGGCACAACCTACAGGTCCAATGGAAAAACAATAAAGCGTACCTCCGCAAAAGGAACGAAGCGAGGCGATGCATATTGTGCTCGTTCCAGTGGTCAAAAACAAACCGCCAAAGTTAGAGCCAGACGTAAAGCGTGGGGCTGTAGAGGTAAAAAATCAGTGAGGGCATGACATGACTAAACCAACATCAATGACAGAACTTGAAGCTGTCAACGTCCTTCTGACAACTATTGGCGAACAACCAATTAACTCACTCAGCGGCAACCAAACAACAGACGTTTCGATTGCCCGACAGGTTCTCACAGAAGTCAGTCGAGAAGTACAATCTCAAGGCTGGCATTTTAATACTGAACCTGATGTGACACTGGTTCCAGACAGTACAAATAAGAACATTACAGTTCCAATTGATGTAGCAAGAATAGATAGTAAATACGCAAATGTTGTTATCCGTGGAGATAAACTATTTGACGTTGAAGAGAGAACCTTTGTTTTCCAAGACAATCTAAAATGCGACATCATTTACTTCCATGATTTTCTGGACCTGCCACACGTAGCTAAGAAGTACATTACAAGCCGTGCTGCCCGTATCTTTTCAGACCGTAGTTTGAATAGTGAAAGCCTTCACAGAATGCTTAGAGGCGATGAAATGCAAGCCTTGGTTAATCTGAAAGAGTACGAAAACGATACGGCTAGTCACTCAATGTTTGACAGCTATTCAGTGGCTCGTGTTCTGCAGCGTGGTCATAAACGGAGAGTATTATCATGAGTATGATTAGCTCTGCCATTCCCAACTTGGTGCAGGGCGTCAGTCAGCAATCACCTTCACTACGACTTTCGTCACAAGCAGAAGTCCAAGAAAATGCTTTTCCCAGTTTAGTTGAAGGTTTGCAGAAGCGTCCACCATTGGAATATGTAGCCACAATGAGAAATCAACCTACGGCTGGTAATTTCACTCATTTAATCAATAGAGATACAATTGAACGATACTTTGTTTTTATCAACGCAAGTAATCAAATCGAAGTATATGATTTAGCAGGAAATGCAAAAACAGTCACCTATCCCAATGGTACATCGTATCTTGCTTCCTCAAATCCTGCTGCTGACTTTAGAGCCGTTACCGTTGCTGATTATACATTCATTGTGAACACAAC